AAGATGCACCTGGCAGAGTCTCAACAACATGATGAAGCTGACCAAGACTGGCGAAGCAGAAATAACCATTCATGAATTCATACAAGATGTGGTGTGTGTGATTGTGGACGAGGTTCACATGGCCAAGGCTGATGCACTCAAAACCCTGCTGACCGGAGCCATGAGTCAGATTCCCTTGAGATGGGGCCTGACAGGCACAGTGCCAAAAGAACTGTTTGAAAGTCAGGCCTTGCTGGTTAGTCTAGGACCGGTGGTCAGTCGACTCAGTGCCAGCACACTACAAGACGCAGGTGTTCTAGCACAGTGCCATGTGAACATTGTGCAACTGGTGGACCATGTGGAATACGCTGACTATCAAAGCGAGCTCAAGTACCTGCTGGAAGAGTCCGGGCGCTTGGACACCATGGCCGAACTGATACGCAAGGTAAACGAAACAGGCAACACACTGGTGCTGGTGGACAGGACCGAATGTGGCCGACAACTGGTAGAACGCCTGGGTGACAAAGCAGTGTTTGTGTCTGGCGCTACCAAGTCAAAAACTCGCCAGGACGAATACAACCAGGTAGCAGATGCCACAGACAAGATCATTGTGGCCACTTATGGTGTGGCTGCTGTGGGTATCAACATACCGCGCATCTTTAATCTTGTGCTGGTGGAACCGGGCAAAAGTTTTGTACGTGTGATACAGAGTATTGGACGTGGTATTAGAAAAGCTGAAGACAAGGATCATGTGGAAATCTGGGACATAACCAGCACCTGCAAGTTTGCCAAGCGTCACTTGACCAAGCGCAAACAGTTCTACAAGGAAGCCAACTATCCATTCTCAGCAGAGAAACTAGAGTGGATGAAGATCAAATGACAATACTTGTAGTCGGTGACAGCTTTATGTCCAACGAACAATACCGTTATCAGGGCAAACACTGGACTGAACTGATTAGTAATCACACCATAATGAATTACAGCCTGCCCGGTGCATCCAACAACTGGATATTGCATCATCTGTTTCGTGCATTGCATAAAACTACTCCAACGGCTGTTGTTATAGGTTTTACAGATCCCAATCGTATTGAGTTCAAGAACACCTTAGACGACTCTGACCTTCAGTATAGGTTGCCGTACGGTCCTCCGCAGTGGATTACCAACTGCTACGAACCTTGGTTAACCAGTGACCAGAAATTAGCAACAACACTTTGGAAAATCACAACGGATTCAGATTTTAACTCTGCCAGAGATGCTATGAATATTGTCAACATGTTGTATTTTGTAAAAAGCACCGGCATTCCATTTGTGTTTACATTTGGCATGTTTAAATACAATATGGGGCCGTGTGTTCCTGATTATACAAAAAAACATCTAGAAAAATTTAGCAAATATCAATTGCACACAAACTTGGCAGATGTTCCGGTCACTGAATATGATAACGAGTGTTGTTTTCATTTGCCACAACCCAAATATCAAGTGCCCATGGCTGATGAAGTTCTGGCCCACTTGACTCGGGTCGGTTGGTCGGGATAATACGATTTCATACAGGAGAAGTCAGAATAGATAGAGTCAGATACTGGTTGACTTTGCGGCAAAAACACTGTATTATTAACACATGCGAATTTTAACACTTGACAACAAACCCTATGATCTAGATCATTTGCCCGACGAAGTAGACGATATGCGTTTTGCCATCCTGGACAACAGCAACCCGCAAGATCCAGATTATCACTACATTCCTTTGATATTTTTGGAAAGCTTCAGCGCACCTGCCCTGGTGCTGCAGATAGGCGATGCCAGAATCAAAATGCCCGTGGACTGGCAAATTCTAATTGGTGAACCGGATCTTGGCGACCTAGAAATGTTGCCCTTGACCAGTATCAATGATCGTGGCTTCAATGTATTCCAGTTCAATCCTCTCAGCAGCTTCAGGCCCAGTTTTCCACCCATTGAAATCATTGATGTTTATCAAGAAGTGTCTTGGTATGCACCCAAACTCAAGAACGGACAGATGCTGTGTGTGCCCATCAACGACGCTGAACAACCTGACTGTGTGTACTTTGTGAAAGACGTCAGTCGTAACTGTGAAATAGTTGACTACAACAAGGCCTGGTAGATATGGCTTACACAGAACCTGAAGTATTTCGAACAATCAATCGACTGGCCCGCCTGTATTTAGAAAGTTACCCCGAAGATCGCGAAGGTCTGGAACGATTCCTGCGTTGGGCACATGTTCAGTACGGGTATGAGTATGGGTAGTCTTGTGCCTGGTGTGCCCTTGATCTACGAGCGTGTGGAAGGTACGGTGTACTCCAGACGTGTGGGCGAACTTGCTCGCACAGTGGTGGGCTACGATCATGACCCTAGGACCAGTGATGGTAGACCCGTGTATGATCATATACAGGAAGATAAAATGTGGGGAGAGATTCGGCGAACGGCTAAGACCAATCCTACTTTACAAGATGCTCTAGAACGTGCTATAATGATCTATCAACTGAGCAAGACCACATGAGTGATCCTTTAAATTTTATTAATGTTGCTGATGTTCGGGGGCAGGATACCTGGCAGTACATTGATGATAATTTTTTACATGTGTGCAGAAATAAATCTGTTGTAGAAATTGGACCGTTTGATGGATGTGTAAGCGAAAGAATTATGAATCATCAGCCCCAGCAACTTACCTTGATTGAAGCACGAAAACAATCAGTTGATCGGCTTCAATTAAACCCTAAATTAAAATCATGCAAGGTGTTGCTTGGGGATATGCATTGTGATTTGAATCAAGTTGGGCAAGTGGATGTGGCTGTGGTATTGGGAGTGATTTATCATAGTCATGCACCGTTGTTGATGCTGGAAGAATTGGTCAATCAGTGCAACCCTCAGAGTATCTTGCTTGATAACCCGGGCTCCGATCCAGGACAACTTTTAACATGGGTCAAGGAATCAGCTAATAATCCAGGCATGCGACACACAGTATTAGACAGAAAAACTTGCGGAATTGTGATAACCATTGGTGAAGAATTATTAACAGCAGCAATGACTAATCTTGGATATCGATTACATATGAAACAGATTTTACCTAGAAATTTAAGTTTGAAAGTAGGATGGCCAGTATATCAATTTGAAAGAATTCATGGATAAACTACACATTTCAAACGAGATGCGCCAACTGGATGCCAAGAACAGACGTTTTTATGACGAACTTGATTCTGATGAGCGCAAGAAATTCTCCACGTTTCTGATGCTGCGCTGGGGCTCAGCAGTGGACGGTGCTCAGGAACTACAAGAATACTATGTGCAAAGTTGCAATCACTATCTCAACAAGCACTTTTTTGACATAGGCCGCCATCCCAAACTGCAATGGTTGTGTGCTACAGCCATGAGTCCAGGCATGGGAACAATGCGGCATCCCTGGATCGCTCCCAAGAAAAAAGTTGCAGGACTCAGTGCCAAGCGTAAAGCCTTGATGGAAATATACCCCACCTACAAGGACGACGAGATTGACGTGATGACCGAATTGGTCACACAAAAAGAACTAGACGCATACAATCGAGATTCAGGTAACATCAAGAAGTAATCAACATGACCCATGTGTGTGAATACTGCAAAAAAGAGTTTGTGAGAGAAACATCTATACAAGCGCACATGTGCGAGCCCAAACGTCGACGACGCGAGCGTGACGAACCAGGACCAAGACTGGGATTTCAGGCCTACATACGCTTTTATGAAAGCATGGCAGGATCAGCCAGAAACAAAACACACGATACCTTTTGTGAAAGCAGTTATTATCGTGCATTTGTGAAGTTTGGGCACTACTGTGTGAACACTCGAGTGATCAATCCGGACAGGTTTATGGCCTGGTTGTTGAAACACAATCGCAAGATTGATCACTGGTGCAGTGACAAGGTGTACACAGAATATCTAGTGGATCACCTAAAGGTAGAAGCAGTGGATGATGCACTTGCACGAGCCATTGAGTTTGGCATAGACTGGTCAGAAAAAAATATCAGCCCTGCACACGATTGCATGAGATATGGCAACGCCAATGTGTTATGCTATGCTGTGACCGCAGGTAGAATAAGTGCCTGGGTAATTTACAATTCGGAATCCGGGCAGAAGTTCCTGAGCGAACTAGATGCCACACAGATCAGCATGATATGGCCCTACATTGACAGTGATGCCTGGCAAAAACGATTTCAGGATAGACCCCAGGATCAGGCCTATGCCAAAAACATTTTGAAACAAGCAGGATGGTAACATAATGATCACCAGCGTTTACCCCACAAGTACATGGGTTACAACAACCAACCCTGTTGGACCATACATCAGTCCTGGTGCTGCCAGTGCAGGCATGTTACGATACCACAACAATCAAACACAGGTGTATGATGGCAATGGCTGGCTTACTATGGGCGGTGGATCCAGTGTGGGCCTTACCCCCAATGCCGAAGAAGCACTGGCCTGGGCATGGCTAAA